ACCAAAGAATATATATCACTACCAGTTTCAACTTTTTCTAAAAAAATTTTACTTTGTGTTATACCGTGCTCTTTTGATATAAAACTATCCATTAATTTTTGAAAACTTAACAAATAATTAGCCATTATCCCAAGTTCTATGTTTTCTTCATGGATAATTTTTATTTTAAAATTAACAATATTTTCTTTCTCTTCTGTCATTAATTCTCCTTTTAAATTAAAAAATCTTATTAGCCAAAGAAAAAACAAAACCTACGCTTTGCTTTATAGCTTCTTTATCAGCTAAATCTATGCTATCTTTTAGCTTTTCGCCTAAAGTCTTATTGCTTTGCATTATATTACCTCTTTTCTTTTTCCTCACAAACAAAATAAACTTTTACATTCTTATTTTTATTGATTAAAAGAATTTGTTCGTGTAAATTTTCAAAAGGACTTTCTAAATTGTCATAAAATTTCAATCCACACACAGGACAATTTTTAATACTATTGTGAGTATCTATAATGATTTGCGTTTCACAATTTTTGCACTCTAGTTTAAACTTTTTTATCTTGGCGATTTCTTGTTCCATCACATTCCTTTTTACAAACAAAATAAAATTCTGCATTTTTATTTTTGCTAACACTTTTGAACAATTCAGTTAAAATTTCAAAGAGATTATATCCTAAATTTTCATCTATAAACTTTATTCCACATTGCGGACAAGTTTTAATAACATTACCTATTTTTGTAATGATTTTTGTATCGCAATTTTTACATTTTATTTTTAATTCTGTAATTTTTTTTAAATTCTTATCCATATTTAAACCTTATTTTATTAGTTCAAAAAGCAAAACCACCTATGCCACTAAATAAATCAAGATGGTTTATTTTCATTTAATAATTCCGCATTTTCGTGGATATTGCCCACAATTTCTAGTTCTTCTAAACAAAATTCACTTAGTAAATCTTCATCCCATTCTTCACCATCATCACCACATTCAACTAAATAGAAAGCTCCTTCTTTAAAAACAACTTTATATTTAAAAGCTTCATCTTCAGAACAACCTTCAAAAGAATATAAAATATCTCCTTCATAAATCTTATTTCCTTTTTTATCGTAAAATCCTGTAAATAGTTCTATTTCAACTCTATCGCTTGGCATTTGAATTTCATCTTTAAAAGTTTCATTGTCTCCATATTCGCTTAAATCTATATCAACTTGCTTTCAAAATCTCTTTTAAAATGGCTATTTGCCCTTTACCTGTTATTTTTGTCGTGCTTACAAGTCTATCGCCGTTGATGGTGCTAACAGTCGTTTCACTTACCTTAAAAAGTCCTTGTTCGATGTATTTTTGATAAGGTTTATTATCACTCATTAAAAATCCTTTTTCACGCAAGATCTTAAAAAGTCTTTTCTCGCCAATTTCAATTTTATTTTTTTCATAAAGTATTTTTGCGAAATCTCTTATTAAAATAGCATCATTAGTATCTTTTATACGATTTGCAAAGTGAATAAGTGGTGCGTTTTCTTTGGCTTCATTTTTTAAATTTACATTTTCAATTTGAAGCTTTTCATTTCTCTCTAAAAGTTCTAATTGCATTTGCAAACTTTCTTTTAATGAAAGCGGTTTATAACTTTGTTTTTTAAGCTCATTTTCTAAGTATTCTAATCTATCGATTATCTTTGCTCTTAGCTCAACACTATATCCACTCACTAAAATCAATACTTCTCTTTTTGGTAAGCGGTAACACTTGTAAGATTGCTTATTTTGTGTGTTTTGGTAGGTGTCTTCAAATTTGAAGACACCCCCTTCAACCACTTTTTCTAAGTAAGTTTCTATATCTCTTATAACATTAAAATGCTCCTTGCCTGTAAGCTCTGCTATCTCTAAAGAAGTTAAGCTTATTTCTTTGTTTTCATCTTTTTTAAAAAGTTCTAAATTCATTTATTCTCCTTAAAATTTTTTAGTGTTTAAATGAAGACTTAAGAGCCATCTTAAAAGATGGCTTAATTTAAGAAGAAATAAATAAATTTGAGGACTTTAAAAGAATTCTCATTAGTCCTCATTTAAACACTAACCAAAACATAGGACCTGCATTCAAAGTCTAAAAGACTTTTGGTATTTTGGTAAATTAACAAAGCTTTAAAAAAGCCCACTTTCCACACCGTCGCCTGTGAGTGCAATGAATATAAGAACACACTAGCCATAAAAGGCTAGTGAAGCAATCTAAAAAATATCAAACCTTTAAAGTTCGCAATTGTAGGCGTTTATCCACTTAACGCAACTTTTGCAAAAACCCTTTAAGCACACTTTTTGCTATCACTTTAAAAAATGCGATTTTAAAGTGCTTAGATAAATGTGCTTAATGAGGCTTTTAAGCCGCCTCTATCTCTTCTAATAAAACTTTAATTTCTCTCATATATTTTTCATAGGCTTGCTTACGGATTTCGTTCTTTTTATACTCGCTTTTTAGCTTTTCTATGCGTTTTATTAGTCTTTCATCCTCTCTTAAACCCAGTTTTAAAAGGGCTATTTCAACCTTTGCATTTGTAAGATTATTTGAAAGCCAACTATTTAAGACATTGTGAGCTAAATTTAGTTTTAACCCTGCTTCTGTTATGCTACTAACACCTAATTTTTGCTTTATCGCTTGTTTCATTTTGAAACCTTTATGCTGATAATCGTTTTTTCAAAAAGTCCATCACTCACAGCTTCTATGCTTATCTCATCATTTGTATGTAAAAAATTAAGTCCTTTTTCAAAAACCTCATCACTAAAATTAAAACACTTTCTAAGCTCTTCCTTTTCTTCAGTTTTTCTAAAACTTAAAACATCTAAAATTGATCTTGCTTCTATCATTTTTTGCTCCTAAAAACTTGTTAAAAGCTTTTTTGTGATACAATCTAAAAGCTTTTAAGAAAGGTTTTAAATGGACTTTTATACTCCTATTAAAGATATTTTTGGCTCAAGCGTTTCAGCTTTTTTCTTTGGTTTTATGCTTGGTTTTGTGCTTTGTAAAATGTTTTCTTTTATGAAATTTCTTATTAAAGCACTAGAAAAGAAAAAAACTAATATTTGGCATGATACTTGTCCTTATGTTTCACACAATGGCAAGCCGTTAGCTATTTCTTTTAAAACACGAAATAGAAAAACCATCGATGTGAATTGTCCCTGTTTTAATTCTTCGAATAAAACTTGCATAAAATCAGGCTTTATTTGTGCTTTTTACAATGATTGATTAACAAAGCCAACGAAAAACCTACTACAAAAAAACAAGCTGATATTATTTCTTGCATTTTTACTCCTAAAAACTTTCTAAGTTAAAACTTGGCATACTTTATGCTTTGATTAAATAATTATTTTATTTTGTAAAATTAATTATGTGTAGAATTATATATTAATTTTAAATATATGTCAATATATATTTTTAATTTTTATATTAATTATAAATATATTAAGTTTTTAATATAATTATAAAAATACTATGCAAGGAATTAAAATGTCAGAAAATAAAGAAAATATTTCATTTGAGAACTATGAAAAGAATTTAAAGCTACAACTTGAGAGTAAAAGAAAAGATTTAGATATTCAATTGACAAGTATAATCCCTGGACAATTTCAAGCTATAAAATTATACATGTGGCTTTGCACTTTTATAATAGCAGGTGACATCACTATACTTAATAACTATATAAAAACAACCCATACAGATCTATTTACTATTATTCTTTTTAGTGTTTCAATTGTATTTCTAGGATATTGCGCTTTCTTTTCCTTGCTTGCCTTAAAAATAAATAATACAATAGCTTTTCCACAAGATCAATACGGTGAGATGTCTAAATTAAATTCAGATAATTTAGAACATACAAATGGAATTAATGCTATGATATCTTCTATATTAGATGCTTTCGATAAAAATAACCAAATTATTAATAATATGAGTAAAGATATTAGTAAAATTTATGTTTTTCTTTTTATTGGAGCTAGTATATCTTTTTTTGCTATAATAACAAGTGGTGCACAAATCGTAAAAGGAGAAATAATTATGTCGGACAATAAAGAAAAAGTAATAAAACCAACTCCACAAACTGGAACTACTACACCCATAATCCCAAAAACTAGAGGAGATAAACCCGAGCAAGAAAAAAAATAATCTTTAAGGCGTAATACGCCTTAATCAAACAAAATATAATACCCGAAAAAGAAAAATACAAATATGAACCAATACTCCATTTTCAAATCCTTAAAATAACATAATGCAATTTTAATTTAAAACTTGGCATACTTATTGCTTAGTTAAATAATTATTTTGTTTTTAAAAATTAATTATGTATAAAATTATATATTAATTTTAAATATATGTCAATATATTTTCAAGGTTATATTTATGGAAAATTATTATGAATTAGTAGAAGAATTAAAAACTTTTTTTAATGTAAAAAGTTTAGAAGAAGTAGCAGAGAGATTAGGATATAAAAAAAATAATGCAAATAATTGGCGGAACAATAAACAACTTTCAGCTCAAGCATTGAAAAAATACTATGAGTTAAAAAAGGCTAATAATTCAGTCTCTATTCATCACCACAAAGATACTATAACCATTCGTTATTTTCCAGACATTTATGCAAGTGCAGGTTTTGGCAATGCAAATGAAAATGAAAATTTTCAACTTATAAACATAGATAAAGCTTTTCTAACTGATGTTTTAGGAGTGCCTTACAAAACACAATATAATATGATTAAAATTTATGGTGAAAGTATGGAACCTTTTATACAAAATGGCTCTTTTATCATCATAGATACTACTAAAAATTCATTAGACAAAATAAGAAATGCTGATGTAGTAATTTTTCGCAAAGACGATGAACTTTTTTGCAAACGTATTTTAAAAAATGCTTTCGATGATGATATAGTGATCAGTAGCGATAATTTTAATTTTGGAGACAAAAAAGTAAAGAAGAGCGCTTTAAAAGATTATGTATTTATAGGTGTAGTAGTTTGCTCTTGTAATGCAAAGATATTTTTAAATCAAATTGAGAGAGTGTAAATGAAAAAATCTTTTTTGGTTTTATTTACTTCTTTTATTGTTTCCTTTATTGCTTTTTATATTATCGTGAAACAAGATTTTAAATTAGCTTTTATTGTTGCTTTACTACTTGCGATCGCTATAACAATTACCATCTGGTTGCTTAGAAAATTTCTTATTTGGTTTATTATAATTTATTCTTTTGTATTTATTTTCATTGCTTTTTTTACTAAAACCGATTATTCTGAAGCTTTTGCTCTTTCTTTGCCTTTTGCTATGTTAATTTCAATATTTCTTAGTTTATTTGAGCTTTCAACTTTTAGCTTTACTGCTCAACCTGTTAGAGATTATTTTGTTAAAGAGGGTAAAAAGCTTAATGTTATAATAATAGATATCGAAACCACAGGTTTAAGTCATTTAGATGAAATTTTGCAACTTTCTATCATTAATGAAAATGGCTCTGTGATTTTTAATAAATATTTTAAACCACAAGATAAAACCTCTTGGGATGAGGCACAAAAAATTCATAACATAAGTCCTAGATTTGTAAATTATGAGCTTCCCATAGAGAATTATAAAACAGAATTAGAAAATATTTTTAATAATGCTGATGTTATTATGGGTTATAATTTAGAATTTGATTTAAAATTTATAAAACGCTCAATCAATTTTAAAAAGCCTTTAATTTATATTGATGTAATGCAACTTTTTACAAATTTTTATTATGAAAATAGTTCGATACTTCCCAATGTTAATTGTGGATACAAATATAAAAAACTTTCTTTTGCGGCTCATTTTTTTAAATATCCAAAATCAACAGATGAATATAATTTTCAAGGCTCGCATGGATCACTTGAAGATGCTAGAGCAACTTTGTATGTTTTTAAAAAACTAGAACAAAGCTTACAAACAAACCCTAATTATAAAAATTTTAAAGAAAGATTAGGATTTGATAAAATAATAGATTTATTCTATCAAGAAGCTTTAGATAAAAAAAGAGCAAGAAAAAAAGAAATCATATAAATGAAAAAGAAAGCGTGAAAAATTTTTATGATAAAAAGATAGATTTTGCAGATTATGAAATAAAAATATCAAAAGCAGTTTATAACTCTTAATTCTAAATTAAGAAAGATTAGTTATAAAACCGCTTTACAAATCAAAGTCGATTGACGCTTAAAATCAAAGTCTATATTTTTCCACTTTGATTTCTAATGCAAAATTTAAGTAAATTTTTATTTAAAATCTTTTAAATTTTAACTTAAAACCTAACCTTTCAAAATAAAATCTTTTCTTTGCTTTTTAATATTTCGTGTTTAAATTCTTTGAAATTAAAATCAAAGGATTTAAAATGCAAATGCAAGAAGTGATTGAAAAGTTAAAAGATATACTTGCTAGTGAAGGTAAAAGAGATTTAAAAACAAAAGATATAGCTAAAGAATTAGGTATCCACCCAGATACTTTTAACTCAATGAAGTTTAGAAACTCCATTCCCTATCCACAAATATTAAACTTTTTAAATGGGAGGAATATAAACATTAATTATTTTTTCTATGGAAGCTCTCCTAAAGATCAATTAGAATGTGAGAATAAATATAAAATTTTAAAGCTTTATAAAACAAATGCGAGTTTAGGCGGAGGTGGGATTAATGATTTAATAGATTGTTCTGAGCTTATTGTAGATGAAAAACTATTAAACTTTTTTGGAAGTAAAGAATGTGAGTTTATCACTTGCTATGGAGAAAGTATGGAGCCACTTATAAAAGATGGAAGTATTTGTGTAATAGATAGAAATAAGGCTTTTAAAAATAAAAGCATTTGTGTGATTAATACTAGAGATGGACTTTTTATAAAACAAGTTTTAAAACAAGATGATGGAGTGATTTTACACTCTTTAAATTCTTTATATGAAGATATATTTTATAAAAATGGAGATTTTTTGCTAATTGGTGTAGTAATTGGAGAACTTTCTAAGATGTAACAGCACACATTCAGCCAAGCGAAGCTAATCTTGTCTTATCAAAACAAAAGGAGATAAGATGAGTAAAGTAATAGTAGATATCAAAAAAGGTTTTAGCAAGACTTTTATAAACGCAATTTGCAACCATAACAATGAACTTGTTTTAGAATATCTTAAAAATGGTATGAGTGCAACTAAAGAATGCATGGGCGAAGAACCTATGTTTTATGCAATAACTCATAATAATTTTGGAGCGATTTTGCTTTTATTAAAATACGGTGCTATTTTAGATAAAAATTACCTAGAAGAATGCAATAAAGATTTTAGCAAAGAAGCTTTAGAATTTTTAGCCTCTTTGCTCTAAAAAGGATATATATAATCTTGTTTTATCAGACCTACATTTTTAAGTCTGTGAAAAACAGCTTGTTTTGAAACTTCGAATTTTGAAGCAATAAGTAATATTGCTTCTGCTGCCTTTAAATCAGGTGTTGTTTTTCTGCATTCTGCTATAAAATCTTCTATTTGTCGAAGAGGCATAAGTAGTCTTGCCGCAAATTGATTAGCTCTAGTTTCTATTCCACCATATGTATTGCTTCTATAAAGGGTTTCATAGCTATCAATAATAGGATTTTCTATGCTAGGTAAAATATCATTAGCTAAATGCCCTAATTCATGTGCCAATGTAAAACGCTGTCTATTTTCATTTTTAAGCGGATTTATCCAAATAATAGGTTCACCTTTTTCATCTACACTAATTTGACCTTCAGTGTCAATTTTATCAAGGTCAAGATCTTTAACTACATTTATACCTAATTTTTGAGCAATTTCAAACGGATTGAATGGTGGTTCTTTCATTTCCAATAAATCTAAAATTTCATAAGGGGTTTTATCTTTTATTTCTTTATAAGTCATTCCAAACCTCCTATTTGTGATTTTTCTTGATCAATATCTGTCAATATAGATATTTTATCATTTATATGTAAATCGACCATTCTTTCAAATTCTTCCATAAATTCACTATTTTTTAGAATTTTATTTATAAAATCATTGCGTAATTTCTCATCTTCTATAATTTTATTCAAAAATACATCAGTTGTTTCTTTTATTAATCTTTGTTTATCACGGTTATAATATATAGTAAGCCCTATGGTAATAACAGCTGTTAAGAAAGTAGCAATAGCAACAATTAAACTTCCATAAGTTAGATAAGAACTTGCAATAGTAATAATATCAGAATTGGTATAATTGTTTTCTATAATAAATCCTTAAATTATTTTTAATTTTAAAGGTACTTTACCATATTTTTACAAAATTAAATATTAAAGAGAGTATTTTTACTCTCTTAGCTTTTAAAAGTTCATAATCAAAAGCTCTTTACTTTCTTTTCTTTTTAAAACATTATTGTTTAAAGAATACCTTACTTTCAACTCCTTAAAATTAAAATCTTTATAAAGCTCTCTTATAAGCTCACAATCATTATAAGAAAGCATAAATTTACCCTTGATATTTTTAAGCAAATTACATAAAAGCTCATGTTCTTTTAGCCCAAAACAAGGCACATTTTTATAATAACTCTCAGTTCCCGCATAAGGTGGATCTAAATAAAATAAAGCTTCATTGTAATCATATTCTTTTAAAATATATTCAAAGCTTTTATTTTCAATACTGGCATTTTTAAGTCTTTTTGTATGTAAGCTAAAATCCCTACATAATATCTTTGGTGCTCTTTGTTTATTCATAGCAAATTGTCCCATGCTTGAACCAAAAGAAGTACTGATAAGATAAAAATAAAAAGCAGCCCTTTCTAAGTCATTTCTTGGCTTAATTTCTTTATTTTTAAGCATATGAAAGATTTTTCTACTTATTATCATAGAATTAAGCACATTTGCTAGGCTTTGGGGTTTATTTCTTATACAAAGATGTAAATTAATAAGCTCGTCGTTAATGTCGTTAATGACTTCTATTTTTGAAGCGCTTTTTTGATAAAAAACACTTAAAGCTCCTCCAAAAACTTCAATATAGCTTTTATGCTCAGGCATTAAAGCAATGATTTCTTTAGCTAAATAGTTTTTACCACCCACCCAAGCAAACGGAGCTTTTAGTGTAGTTCTTGTAGGTTTAGTAAGTGTGCTAGTTTTTAGAAATTTGTCTGTATTATTTTTCATACAAACTCCTTTCAAAATAAAATTTAAAAAGCTAGTCTTTAAAAATAAAGCTATAATGCTTTTGCTAGTTTTTAGAAAAAGGAAGGCTAAGGCTTTCCTTTGCTGTCATTTTTCATTCAACTCCTTAATTTTATTGATTTGTATCTCGCATTGCTTATACTTATAAAAAAGCATAGAATAAGCATTTAAAATATCTAGTTCATTTTTTGCTATTGGCTTTTCAAGGGGGCTTAATGTTAGTAGTTCTTGCGGAATTCTAACTTTTTGAATTTCTATTTTGGTTACTACTTGTTGAGTTTGCATCCCACAACCTATCAACGACATCGTTAAAAAGCTTGGTAATATTATTTTCATTGCTTTTATAAATGTATTCTTTAACATATTGCACCCTTTCTTGTACTTGATTTTTTTGTGTATTTGCTTCATTTAAAGCCTTTAATTCTGTTTTATGAATTTGATTTAATTCTTTTAATTTTTCTTGATTATTTTCATTTATTTTTAAAGCCAAAGCTAAATCACTTTGACTTTTTTCTAATTTTGCTTGAGTGCTATCAAGTCTTAGATAAAAATACCCTGTTAAGATTGCCATTAAAGCTAAGGCTATATAAAGCTTTGCATTTCC